TAAAGTGTAAGTTTTTTCTTTGTTCCCTCTTGTAGCTTGTCGGCTACTTTCGGGCTTGATTCAATTATGTCGCCTCAAAAGGTGACATGGCTCTTTATGCAGGGTTTCACTACCAAATACAACCTCAGCAAAGCAGAGGTGGAGATTTTGTCGTGAACCGTCAGGCATGACCTTGCATACAAGAAAGACATGACAGGTACCTTTGCGACACAATTCGTATCAGGCAGACCGGAAGTGGATAGGCGAACTCAGGGAAGAGAAGAAGATCCTGTAAAAAGAAGGATTGCTTGTAAAAGGGGATTGCAGCGAAAAGAGAAAATGTGAGTTGGATTCATTTTCTTTTTTGACTGCACGGTTAGAACGGGAAGAAGGCGCAAAAAGGGGCGAAAATTCAGTTTAGTTTAGTACATTAGCCTTATATATATGCTAAATCAAAGTAAACTAAATATAGGTATGCATATTTGCCTGCCTGTATGTTTGTGTTTGGACGAAAATACTTACCTTTGCAAAGACTCCAAGAATGATTTGTTTTTTCTTTTGGCTGCAATGATTATTCGCTGATGCGACGTTCGGACAGGATGGGCAAAAATGATGTCGATAATGGATGAAAGCCGTTAAGAGTATAAGCAAGTGCAAGGAAAGAAACACAATGAAAACAAAAAAATGAGAAATCTCTTAAAAGCACAATTTTGTTCCTGTTTTGTTTCTCAATAAAATCAAGTAGATTTATAATATATTGATTATCATTTTATTAAGTAATCCAATTTTGAAAGGTTGAATTTATTATCAATAAATTTAGTATTAATAGAAAGTAAACAAGGTATGTTTGAATATAAACCTCTTCCAAAGTGTATGAAAAAATATTTGGTATGAGAGTACGGATAAATAATATAAAGGTTATTGATTTATTCTGCGGTATTGGTGGGTTAAGCCACGGCTTTGTGCAGAAAGGTTTTAATGTAGTTGCAGGTTTTGATATTGATAAAACTTGTCAATATGCCTATGAATATAATAATAATGCTAAATTTTTTCATCAAGATATAAACTCTGTAACAGGCGAACAGTTGGCTAAATTATACAAAAGAAGCAAAATAAAAGTCTTGGCAGGATGCGCTCCTTGTCAACCTTTTTCTTCTTATTCTTTTAAGGTGAAAGAAAAAGATAAAGGTAAGTATGGATTGTTGTATTCTTTTGGACGCTTAGTGGAGGAAGTTTTACCTGAAATTGTTACGATGGAAAATGTACTCCAAATAGTCAATTTTAAAGAGCCTGTGTTACAAGATTTTATAGATACCTTGAATCGTTGTGGCTATTTTGTTAGTGTGAACAAGGTATTTTGCCCTAATTATGGTATTCCCCAATCAAGAAAACGTCTAGTATTATTGGCTTCGAGATTAGGTTTTATAGATTTAATACCTCCAACTCATACCAAAAAGAATTACGTGACAGTGCGTGATACAATTGGTTGTTTGCCCCCTATTAAAGCAGGGGAGGTTTATCCTACTGATGCTTTACATGCTGCTACAAATTTGGGTGAATTGAATATGAAGCGGATGCTTGCTACTCCTCCAGGAGGTAGTTGGAAAGATTGGCCTGAAGATTTATTATTGGATTGTCATAAAAAGAAAACTGGTAAGACATATGGTAGCGTATATGGTCGTATGTCATGGGATGAACCTTCTCCGACTATGACTACTTTATGTACAGGAATAGGTAATGGTCGATTTGGACATCCAGAGCAAAATCGTGCCATTTCGGTTAGAGAAGCTGCTTTACTTCAGACATTTCCAATGGAATATCAGTTTTTCTCTTCTGATGATGTTGTATCTATAGCAAAGGCTTCTAGATATATTGGAAATGCTGTTCCTCCCAAACTGGGTGAAGTGATAGCAGAATCAATTATAAGACATTTGAAAACTTTAAAATGAGTTCTATGGCAAAAAGAAAAATTTTGGTTTTGGATATTGAATCTGTTAAAAAAATAGAAACCCAAATAAGAGAAGAAAAAATACCGTATGATTATGATACGAAAGAATATCCCATAGAAGTTATTAATATGAAAATGGAGAAAAAACAATTGTTTGTCCCTGAATACCAAAGAAATTATGTTTGGGATGATAAGCAAGCTTCTCGTTTTATTGAATCTTTATTATTAGGGGTGCCAATAATGCCTTTCTTTGTGTCTTCTGTATTTGAACAAGAAGGAAAATTGGAGATTATAGATGGTTCTCAAAGATTAAGAAGTATCCAAAAGTTTATCAAAGATGAAATAAGATTAATTGGACTTAGGAAATTAACGAGTCTGGAAGGCTTGTATTATACTAGCTTACCTGAGTGGGTTAAAAATGATTTTTTACTTAGAGATTTAAGATTCCATGTAATTAATGAGAAGGCTGATTTTTCTGTAAGGGCTGATATTTTTGATCGTATAAATACAAGTTCGAAGCGTTTGACAGATAGTGAAATAAGGAAAGGAGCATTTCAGGGGGAGTTTTATTCTTTTATCATCAAATGTGCAGCTAATGATACGTTTAGAAAAATGTGTCCAATTAGTAAAGAGGCTGCAAAACGAGGAGAATACGAGGAACTTGTTTCGCGTTTTTTTGCTTATTCTGAAGGATATGAATATGCAAAACACGAAGTTGCAGGTTTTATAAATAAATATATTCAGCGTAAAACGGAAGAAGGTTTTAATAAAATGGAGTTAGAGCAGGATTTTTTTTCAATGTTGAATTTTGTAAAAGAAAACTTTGCTCCAAATTATTTTTCTCCAGGACGAAATGCTACTCCTAGAGTGCGTTTTGAAGCCATTGCTGTTGGTGTCCATTTAGCATTGAAAGAAAAGCCTACATTAAAAGTAAAAAATATAGATTGGATAATGTCCGAAGAATTTAAAAAGAAGACTACATCTGATGCTAGTAATAATCCAGGTAGGCTAAAAGGTAGAGTTGAATTTGTAAGAGATAATTTGTTGAAAAGCTGTATTTAAATGAATATTGTAGATAATTTGTTCTTAATAAGGGAGCAAGAGATTGAATTGTATTTTGATTACTTGCAATGTTTTGATAATACAGTTTGTAAGATACAATATACATCTGATTTCGATGGGCAATCATATGAAAAGAGACTTGAACAGGATTTTTATAAAATATTAAAAGCAAACGGCTATCTATTGCTTTATAATTTAATAGAAGCGGTGGTTGAGAAATCATTGGATGCGATATTTAATAGAATAAATGAAGAAAGCCTTTCTTTTTCAGTGTTATCTCAGAGTATAAAAGCTTTGTGCATTAAAATGCATTGTCAACATATTCAGAATAGTATAACTAATGCTAATAAAATTCGAGATGAAATAAGAGATGTTATTGATTATTTTGTGAATAATAAGATTGTATCTGTTTCAAAAGGGTTGTTATCAGGACGGTCTGGAAACTTGGATTCTTTAAAAATAAGAGAGATATCGCAAGAATTGGGTATTACCCATTCTGCTACTTGCCCAAAATTGCAGTTGATAAAAAATAAAAGGAATAACTTAGCACATGGTGATATAAGTTTTGCAGATGAGGGAAGAAATATCGTTTTGTCTGATTTGGTTGCATATAAGAATGAAACGATCTCATATTTGAATATATTTATTAATGATGTGAAGGATTTTATTGATAATAAGCGGTATAAGTAGCTTGTAAAACATAGACAATCTTTGGTTGTCTTTCCATCTGACATAAGTAATCTTTGTTGCTGAAAAAAATAGTTTCTTTCTGTTTGTCTATCACAAAAGAATTTCTATCTTTGCAGTGCTAAACAATTAAACATGTTCGTCATGTACGTAGAGCGCGGTTAATGCTCATACATAAATGGGCTTTTTTTATGCCCATACAGATTCATTTTGCAGATGTCAGCAAAATGATATATAGGAGATTGTAGAAGTCACAACTTGTTGTGCAAAAGCTACGGCTGTCTTTCCCAATCATTTGTTTTGCTCTACGGAGTGACACTGTTTGATTGTTTAGCGACACGGGAGATGACAGCCGTTTTTCTGTCTAAAAAGCTAAACAATCAAACAGTATGAAACAAAATCAAACAGTTACTTTGCCTGTATTAGAGGCAAAAAAATCCACGTTCAGTGCGTGGTGTGAAAAGGAGAACCAATTGTTCTCGTGTGTTCTTGAATCCGTAGTTACTAATCGTCAGGTGTGCCTTATGGCTCATGCTTCCTTGGCTTTTTCTGCATTGGCATGCGCCGGTTTTGTGTCGGCTGTTCCTGCATTGCTTTGCCTAGCTTGGTTTGTTGTGTCGTTACATCTTTGCAAGAAAGGAGGGCTGAAATGAAATTCTTTATTGATGAGCCCAAAACTTACCTGTCTGTCAACAATAAAGGCAGGGCTATGAACCAGTGGATTTTCACTTTCACTCATGTATTGATTCCTGATGAACTGTCACGTGATGCCTTTATTGAGGCTGTTCGTGCCAAAGCGTCCATGTTGGATGAAGAGTTTCCAAGAACCAAACCGCTTCGTGTGGATGTTTCCAGAAACAATGATATACATATTGAGGTCTATCCCGATAAGAATCCGTATAATACTGTCTTCATAGTTCATATTTATCCAGTACGCGGCGAGTTCCGTTTCTGTGAATCTACAAACCCTAAAATATTGGAAGGAGGCCTGAAATGAAAGAAGAAGGATTTAACCCGAATGCTGTCATAACAGATCAAGTGATAGATGCACTGGCTAATATACAGGATCATGAGCCCGGTTCCTTTCGGGAGCATACGGAGAAATTGACGGATATTCTGTTGGATGACTTTGAGTTGATGGAACCGGACAATTTGAAAAGAAATCTGGATTTGGTGCAATTCTTTCGGTTCTATGCAGGACTGATAGAGAAATTGCATCCACAAAGCAAGTAGTCCTGTCCTTTATCCCATATTGCATTTGTCCCATATTTGCTTGAAAAATAGCGAATATGGGACAAATTAATTTATATACCGCAGTCGAGGAGATGAAAGCGGTGAGCAAAGCTGAAGGGACATTCAGTATCAAATTCCGGAAATACAACCGCCAGAAACAGTCTGGCGGTGATCTGGTGTTTTTGAAAGCGGCCAGGCTTCGTTCCAAGGCTTCTGATGAAAAAATAGAGAATGCCAGTCATAAACTGTTTCTTGTCGATACGGAAACAGGCAACGCATTGAACTGCTGGCAGATTCTGGTAGTAGAATTTAACGGACAGAAAACAGTTTTGTAATATGGAGGTAAGACGTAGCGGAAATTTCGGCTTTGTGGACCCCGGCAATGGATCGCTTTATTCCTTTGATATATCAGGACGTGGTAAGGGATGGGAACCTTCCAGTATCATGCTGAACCATAACCGTAACACCTGTTTCACGAGGAAAATGAGTGTGGCCGGATATGATATCGTTCCGATGGGGGATAACAATGACATGCCCGGAGAGGTCATGCGCCTGCTTGACCGGTTCTATGCCGGCGAGGGTATTCTTGGCAAGATTGCCGGTCTGCAATGGGGGGACGGTCCCCGGTTCTATGAGGATGCAATTGATGATACGGACAACCGTTTCTACAAAAAATGGGTGCTTGCACCTGATATTGAGTCGGACATGTCTTCCTGGGATTATCGGATTTGTATGCACCGTTGTCTGGTTGATCTCACCCACATGCAGGGCTTCTTTATCAAGTTTGTCCGCAACCGTGCGCCCCGTATTGGCGGGCGGGGGAAGCTACTAAGGTTGGAGCATATCCCTTACCAGCGTGCCAGACTGTTGTACCCTCCCCCTGGGAAAAATGATCCGGAAGGCATTGTCGTGGGAGATTTCCCTTTCCCGGATCCTGAATATATGGAGAGGTATCCCATGTTTGATCCGGCAGATCCTTTCCGATATCCGGTGTCGGCCAGATATTACAACATCTATTCCTTCTGTAAGGATTTTGTTAGTACCCCGCGTTTTCTGGGAGCCTTTGACTGGCTGGAAATAGCCGGTACCTTGGCACCATTACTACATAACTATAATCTGAATTCCAGCGCGCTCAGTCTGCATATAGAATCTCCACAAGGGTATTGGGACAAGGCGGAGGAACGTTTGAAATCCGTATGCCGCAAGCGTGGGGAAACCTATACGGCCAAGATGCTGGAGGATTACAAGGATGAATGCATGGAGAAATTTGCCGGAGGTATTACCGGGATGAAGAATGTGGGAAAATATATGCACACCACCCGGTTCTGGAGCGATGAAGCCAACGATTTTGAGGGATGGAAGGTGACTCCTATTGATAAGAAGGTGAAGGATTACATCGAGGCACAGATTAGAATCAGCAACAAGGCTGACGCTGCTGCCACCTCCGGGTTCGGAATTGATCCGGTGCTGGCGAACCTCATTTTGGAAAACAAACTGAGCAGTGGAAGCGAGAAACTGTATTCCATCAAGGTCTACAATGCGTCTGAAACGGCTATTCCGGACATGATACTCTGCAAGCCGGTGCAGGAGTATATCAATGCTAACTGGCCGGGAACAGATATACGTATCGGGCTGTACAGGAATGTGGTGAGTCAGGAAGAGAACGTGTCGCCGGGAAACCGTATGAAAGAAAATATATAAGTTATGAAAATGATATTCGACAGAAACGGAGAAGGGCGCCAGGAGCTTGTTGCGGCGCTGGGAATGATTTCCGACAGCCTAGACTATTCCAAGTGGAAGCCGGTACTGCCTTTGGCCGCACGCCAGCTGACCTGTATTATCGGGGCGGACGTGCTTTCGGCGATAGTCGACCTTTATTGGGATGAAGACCTGGATCCAGAGAAAGAGGAACTTGTATTCATGGCGCAGCGTGCCGTGGCATATTTCGCATGGGTAAAGGTTGTTCCCACGTTGGATGCACAGCATGGCGGTAGCGGAAGGCAGAGGAAACTGGGAGAGAATGAGAAGGGGCTGACTGCCCTTCAGGAATATAAGGATGAAATGAACATACTTAATCTGGCGTATGAGTCGGTGGATGCTCTGGTAGGATTCTTGGAGGAGAAGCAGTTTGACTTCTGGGAAAAAAGCCTGGCTAAAAGACAGATGGACGGATTGCTCATCCGTACCAAGGACGAGTTTGACGAGTTCTATCATATCGGCAGCCACCGTCTATTTCTCATACTGGTTCCCATCCTGCGTGAAATACAGCGTACAGACATTCTGCCTGTTGTCGGAAAGGAGCGGTTTGATTGGCTTGTCAGAAGGGATCCAGACGTATGTGACACTCTTTTGGAGGAATGCCAGCGACCTCTGGCACTGTTGGCCATCAAGAAAGCGGTTGATCGCCTGCCTGTAGAGGTTATTCCGGAAGGTATCGTACAGGTGCAGCAGACCGGAACTGTAAAGGAAAAGTTACGGGCAGAGAAAGAGGCGCGGAAAAGTGTGGCGGACAGTCTTCAGGCCGATGCCGACCGGTATCTTCAGGAATTGCAGGATACGGTGGCGGCTTTGGACGCCGCGCCTGAGGAGGTTGATTTCTATGTTTCAGGCCCCACGCTTCAAAGCAAGGGGATAACCTTTTGATTTTTATGTGTGTAATATATTATCAGAACAGACAAGTGAGTGTGCCGGAAACGCTTGAGGAACTGACACCTGCCCAGTATTACCGTTATCTGGAGATCGCCACCATGGCTAACCAGCATATATTGTCGGAACCCGGGATACGTTTGAAAATTCTGTCTCTTTTTCTGGCACTCCCAGTTGATATGGGGCATCTTCCTCCATCCACATGGAAGGAAACGCTGGCACTGTTGTCCCTGACGGATCCGTTCGTTATTCGTGAGGGAAAATCTTTCCGGCTGGACCTGAGTACCGGAATCAACCTCCTTCCGGAATGGAACGGCTTTCACGGACCGGAAGACATGCTCAACGGGGTATCGTTTGACACCTTCTGCAAGTGCATGGCACTGGTAAGACGGATGGGTGATGAGGGTGGCGGCGACAGGGACATGATATTACGGGAGTTCGGAAAAGCTCTTTATACGGGAAGGGAAGGTGCGGAACCGCCAATTCTGCTCTGCCTTCATGCTTATCTGTTTTTTATGAATGTGTTCGCCATCATCCGGGAGGAGCCTTTGGAAATTGACGGTGAAACGGTTGACTTGCGGATTCTTTTCCGAAAAGATGAGAAGCCGGAAGCGGATGACCATACCGGCTGGACGGGCATTGGAATGGATATCGCTGAGAACGGGGCATTCGGGAACTATGCAGAGGTGAGGGCGACACCGTTCTGGGATATCCTTATTTTCCTTTACAGAAAGAAGTTTGAGAAATTACATTCCAAAAGATAGAGCCTATGATCAGTTTGAAAACCTATCGTGAGTATTATGAGAATGTCATGCGGCGTGTACCAGGCATACATTCCGTCAGAGTAGTGAATGTGGACCAGGACATGAGCGACTGTCTGAAAAGTATCAGTTCTGACGAGCTTCCGGTTCTGTTCGTGGTCGTACCGTCCGCACAGGAGACAGGTACGGATCCGGACAATGTGGAGGAGGATAACTTGTGCCTTATATTTCTGATGGACCGTATGGATATGCAGCGCCGTGGTCCGGTTCGGGTGCTGGAAGATACACAGCCCCTTGTCGAGAGCATCAAGAATGTGATGCGTGGTGACAGGAACAGGGGGTGCTGTCTTATGCGTAATCTTGACCGGATGACCACTACCCCGGAAACAGGATTCTATACGGATTACAGCGGTTGGAGTGTGTCGTTTAAACTTGGTACGGAATGAGTGACGGATGGAACCCTGTGAGGGAGGAGTTCTTCAAAAGAACCCTGTCCCGTGACTTCAAGACCATTTATCAACGGCAGTTGGATATTGCGGAAAGAGGTATTTACCGGGAAGGAAGACAACTTAAGGTGAGATTCCGCCCGGATAAAATTGTGCCCGGCCGTACAGGTCATCTGCGTGACCGTCTTGCGGCGGCCGAGTTCCAGATAACGGGGGTGGATCCGATAATGCTGGAAACGGGCTACCCTCTTTATATACGTTTTCTTGACATGCGGGAGAAACGCGATCTCCGTATCTATAACCGTCAGATATGGGGGATAGTGTACAACAACGCATTGCCTGATCTGAGAGCGGGCATGTCCGATTCACTCCGCAAGGAGATCCGCAACCGGCTGGAGAAGTTGTTTCCCTGGCCGGACGGGAATGACAGTGCGCATCGTCCCGGATACCGTCCTCATTGATATTTTGCCCCGTTGTCCATGGACATGCGGGGCTTCTCATGTTTCTCCCGTCCTTTGCCCCTTCCTTGCCGGTTACTAGTTTTGCTGAAAAGTAACCGTATGAACAAGAAACTGAAAGATGATTATATAAAGTTCACCCTCTCCCTGAATACCAGTGAGGCCCGTGAGGAACTGAACCGTCTAAACGCGTCCTCCCGTGAGCTGCAACGGACGAATGATGGTTTGCGCAATTCGATGACAGAACTGGTAGCCTCCGGCAAGAAAGGCAGCGATGAGTACAAACGTCTGGAGGCAGAGCTGAAATCCAATTCCAAAGCCATATCCGATAATAATGCGAAAGTGAAGATTCTTCGCTCCTCCATGAAGAGCACCGAGAAAACTTATGCGGAACTGGCCAAAGAGGCCCGCGGGCTTCAAAAACAGCTGGACAATACTGTCAAGTCCCTTCATCCGGAAGAATATGCCCGTTTGGAAAAGCAGCTGGAGGAAACACGAGAGGCGATGGCCCGTCTGCGTGGCGGAACCAATGAAACTTCCGGGTCATTCCTGAAACTGGGGAATATGAAAGCTATGGTGGTGGGATTTTTTGCGTCCGCCGGAGCGGCTGCCCTTGATTTTTTCAAAAACGGCATGTCCAAAGCAAAGGAATTTGTCAGGGAAAGTGTGGAGGTGGCCATTCAGGCTGACGGAGTTCTTCATGCATTTGAGAAGTTGGACCGCCCTGATCTTCTTGCAAACCTTCGTACTGCCACTAAGGAAACCTTGTCGGATCTTGAGTTGATGAAAGCAACGGTCAAGGCAAAGGATTTCCGGATCCCGGTTGATGATATGGGAAAATATCTGGCATTCGCCCAGTTGAAGGCACAACAGACCGGTCAAAGTGTGGAATATATGACAGACTCGATTGTAACCGGTCTGGGGCGCAAGTCACTTCTTATACTGGACAACCTGGGACTTTCCGCCGCAGAAATCAATGAGGAGGTTGCCAAAACTGGTGATTTCATGAAAGGGGTGTCCAATATCATAGACCGCCAGCTAACACAATCCGGAGTGTATGTATCCGCATCTGACAAGGCTGCTCAGGCTGATGCAAGGTTGGAAAATGCCAAATTGAAACTAGGAAGACGGTTGTCCTGGCTTGGAGATTTATGGATCAGCCTGAAAAACAGAATGGCTGAAACTGTCAATACAACAGTATCCACCGCCAATGAAAAGTTTTATGAACAGAAGGAACGGGTTATAAGCCTTTATTCCGAGTATATGCCGTTGCTGGACCGGTATGATGAGCTGAAGACCAAGACCAGACTATCCTCGGATGAGCAGGCCGAACTTAATTCCATCATCACCAAAATCACGGACAATATTCCCGGAGTGATAACCAAAGTGGGGGAATACGGACAGGCACTGGATATTTCCAGCGGCAAAGCCAGGGAGTTCGTGCGGCAGCAGAAGGTACTGTTGGAATATATGAACCGGGAAGCCATCAAGGAAGAGGAGAATAATCTGGAGGAATACAGGAAGAAATACCAGAACGCGCTGAAGGCGCAGCAGGCCGGAGGGGTGTATGTGACTCATTCCATGAGCAATACCGGATATTCCACCTCCTGGTTCGATAATACTCCGGGCACACTGGCACGTATTGATGATGATGTCAGGAAGTATGGCGACATGATCAAGGGTGCTGAGCTCCGAATCCGGGAACTGCGGGGGGAGAGTCTGGAGAAGTCCCTGGAAGACAACGAGAAGAGGATCAAGATGCGGGATGAGTTCATCAAGATGAACAAGAAACAGCTGGAAACATGGCTTGCAGACGAAAAAAATGCGGACAGCGAGTACAGGGACATGGCCCGCACCATTCTTTCCGGCAAGACGGATATCCAGGTGGATCCTCAGAAAGCCAATGCGGTTAATGCGCAGAGTGTGAAACTGGAGGACTTGCAGAAGAAACATTTGCAGGAGCGTCAGCGTCAGGAGGAGGAACTGGAATACCGGATAGCCCAAACCCGTATTGATGCTATGGAGGCCGGGGCTGAAAAGGAACTGGCACAGCGGGAACTTGACAACCGCAGGGAGATATCGCTTCTGCGGCGGCAGAAGGATGACTATATCCAGGCTGTAATCCGATTTGAGAAAGAAAAATTCGAGGCCGAGGAGGAACTGAAGGCGAAAAAGGACAAGCGTTATGTGAAAAAATCCTTTGACTCGCACTCGGTGTCCGTGGATACATCGGCATTTGACACGATCATCAGCAACACCACCAGACGTCAGAGGAAAGAGGGTTTGCGTGAGCAGGAAAGTGCATGGGACGAATATCTGATCAAATACGGCACCTTCCAAGGGAAAAAGGAGGCGTTGACGCGCAAATACAGGAATTTGATGGATAGTGAGTCTGATGCAGGCAGGATCGCATCCCTGCAAAAGGAGTTTGAGGAAGCTCTGTCGGCCCTGGATGTTGAGAAGTTGAAGCAGGAGATCAATTGGGAGTTGATATTCGGGGATTTAAGTAAGGTGTCTAAAAAAGAGCTTGACAAAGTCAGGGCACAGTTGAAACTGTTCCGTGAATCCGATGAGTATAAGAATATGGCTGTAGAGCAAAAAAAGGTTGTTGACGAAGCTTTAGACGGGATACAATCCGCCATTATTGACAAAGGCGGACTGCTTGGTGATCTTCCAGACCAGTTGGACAATCTGAGAAAAGCTCAGGAGGAACTGACCAAGACTCAGGATGAATATAATATGTCCTTGGAAAGTGGAACACATGCCGAGCAGGAGGTGGCGAAGAAAAAGCTTAATACAGCATCCCAGAATGTCACGAATGCGAAAACGAATGTGGACAAGTCATCAAAGAAGGCTATAGACAATATAACCGGAGTCACCAATGCCATTGCACAGCTCGGGGAGGCGGATGTAAGTCTTTCCTCATTCGGGGATAGTGTCGGGTCATTGGTTGACGTACTCTCGGAATCCGGATCGAAGATAGGCGGGATTATTGCTGCCATCCTGGCCATACTTGACCAGATCGGTGACCAGGGGCTTGACAAATTCGTGGGAAATATACTGGAAACTGTGAGCAATGCCGTAGGAGGAATTTTCGATACGGTGGGGTCCATTTTTGGGATCAAGGGGGCCGGTGGTATTTTCCATGGCGCTGATTATTCCGGTTATAATGAGATGGTGGCGCAGTATGATAATCTACTGGATATCTGGGACGAGCTGCTTGACAAAAAAAAGGCATATATAAATGAAAGTTACGGTGCAGAAGCATCCAAAACCGGAGAGGAAGCTCTGAATATTGCAAAAAACGAGCTGGAAGTACAAAAGAAACTTGCCGAGGCACGTCTGAGTGCCGGCAGCAGTATCGGAAGTCACAGCCAGGGCTACAGGATGTGGAAAGGCTCCTACAAATGGGAAGGACAGAACTGGCGTGATGTCGCCGGGGAGATATCCAGGGAGTACGGTGTGACGTTCAACGAGATGAAGGATATGATCAATATGTCCCCGGAAGTCTTGCAGTCCATCAGGGAGAATTATGCCGGTCTCTGGTCTGTTATGGACGGAGAGTTCAGGAATCATCTGGAAAATATCATCAAATATGGCGAAACGGAAAAGGAAATACTGGAGGCGGTGAAGGAACAGGTTACCGGTATATCCTTTGACAGTTTTGAGGATTCTTACTGGGAGATGATATCCGATCTGGAGAACGGAAATGAAGAACTGGCCGAGAATCTGGAGGAACAGCTCCGCAAATCCATTATCAGAGCCATGATGGCCGACAAGTACAAGGAACAGGTCAGAAAACTATATGAAACCTGGGCAGAATATGGTGAGGATGGTTATACGAAAGATGAGGTTGATGCATTGCGTGAGATGCAGGAACAGTTGTCTGAAGCAGTGCTGGCCGAGAGAGGCAGTCTGGCGGATATCTTCGGATGGGACGCATCCGGAGACTCTTATTCCCAATCCTCTTCCAAAGGATATTCCACCACCATGAGCCAAGAAACAGGTGAGGAGATCAGCGGACGGCTGACAGCCATGTATGAGTCTAATGTACGTTTGGAAACCAAAGGAACGGAAATGAATGCGAATATGCTTATTATTTCCACGGCAGCATTGAATATGGCAAAGGAACTTGCTGCTCATTCGGTGTGTGTCACGGAAATGCGCGATGTATTGCATGAATGCAACGATCATTTGGAGAAAATTGAAAAATATACCGGCATATTGAGTGGCATGGACGACACTCTTGCCGAGATAGAAAAAAACACAAAAGGAATGTGATTATGGAGAGGAATGCTTTTATTAATGGCAGGAATATCTGGAGTACATGGGGTGCGGAATTGATGGACGGAGCTTTGGAGGCTATACTGACACCCCCTCCTGTGAAGGACTATATCGAAAATGACAGCAGGTTGGAACATGGCATACAGATTACTTCATCGCCTGAGATCTGCAAGATGGATTCTAGGGAGCTCACCCTGCCTTTTTTTATTACGGGAAACTCGCAAAGTGACTATCTGGATAAATATTCGTCCTTTGTATCCGAACTGGTAAAGGGTAAAATTGCACTGAAAATCCCGGCACTGGGAAAAATTTACAATCTGTACTATCTGTCTTGCGGCAAGTATGGAAGTTACGGAAAATGCCGGGGTAAGTTTATGGTCAAACTCAAAGAACCCAATCCGGGCGACAGGAAAGATATTGTATGAAAATTGAGATCAGAAATTCAGCTGGTACACCATGTTATCAGGATGTTGTCAGAAAAGGCAGCAAACGTAAGTTCACTCTGATGAAGGAGGACTTTATACTTTTGAAGTTCTCCCTGAAATCTCCTGTCTTTTTCAAACTGGGCGACTGGACGGAGGACACACGTTTCGGGCGGTTCGAACTATGCGATCTGTACAAACCCAAGTACAACAGGAAAACCGGGGCATACGACTATGAGCTTCAGCTTGACGCTTACTACTGGAAATGGAAAAACAAAATCTTCAAATATACCCCGGAAACGGCCGGACAGGAGGCGTTCTGGAACCTGACCGCCCCGCTTGACGTACAAGCCGGTATAGTCCTTAGAAATTTGAAAGCTCTTGGTTACACATACAAAGGACAGGATTTTGTTTTCTCCATTGACAGCACTGTAGAGAATAAGGCACTACTGATGACTTATGACAACATCAACATCCTTGACGCCTGCTTCTCTATGGCAAAGAAATGGGATTGCGAATGCTGGGTGACTGAAAACATCATCCATTTCGGACGTTGTGAGTCTGGCGATGCGGTGGATTTCGAAATCGGGAAAAACGTGCAGGAAATGTCACAGTCAGAATCCCAGTCCACCTATGCCACCCGTATCTACGCTTTTGGTTCCACCCGTAACATACCGGCAGACTACCGCCCCATTGACGAGACCGTGGTTGTGAACGGCGTGGTGCAGCGCAGGCTGATGCTTCCCGAAGGCACTCCTTACATTGACGCTTATCCTGATATGACTACCGAGGAAGCCGTCGAGCAGGTGGTTATCTTCGATGAAGTCTATCCTCGAAGAACGGGCATCATGTCGGATGTCACCACTATCGAAGTGACGGACAAGGTGGAGAATGAGGACGGCACAACCACCGAGGAAAAATGGGATGCCTACCGCTTTAGGGACACGGGTGTTAACTTTTCCGAGAAATATATCCTCCCCGGTCAGGAGCTGAGGATACGTTTCGCGTCCGGACTTCTCAACGGTTTGGAGTTTGCCGTGAAGTTCAATCCTGAGGGAAAGCCGGAGAAATTGGAGGATGGCGGATGGAACCCTGAGGCACAGCTTTGGGAGATAGTCAGGAATGAGGACTATGGCAGACCGCTTCCCGGTGATGTGCTCTTTCCCCAGGATGGAGATGAATATGTGCTTTCCGGCTGGGACAGCACCAAAAAAACCGAAACGGGGCTTTGTGGTGGCGCCCGGCAG